CATCGAATGCCATAATCCCACCGGGCTTAAGTGCTTTCCACGCTAGGCTGGCATCTATAAATACTGCTTGTGCTGTGTGATCTCCATCGATGTATATGAAATCGTAGATCTCTTTATCATCGGTGGTTGCAAGGAACTTGTGGCTTTCCATCTTGCATTTAATTACATTAGAAAAATCTTTTAACTTCTCATCGTAGACTCTCTCGACATCAGAGAAATCCATCTCATGGTGGATCTGTTCATCAGATCCCTGCCAAGTATCAACATCCGTAAGGATGGAACTCTTATTAGTAAGTATGTTTTGCATCAGCCATAGGCTGGCATCACCGGTATAGACACCTATCTGTAGGAAGTGAAGGTTTGGCTTACCCTTGAACTCTTGTAGGTATTCGGCAAAGTAACCTTTAGCCGCAATGTTGAACCAGTTAGGGTAGTTACTTCCGCTTTGAGGTGACGATGTCATAGATTAAGTCTACCTTTATTTGTAGGGCATTGACCTGATCCTTGAGGCTTGACCCACCATTGGTTTTAAGTTCTTGTAGATAGTGGATAACCATCCAGCGTATACCAGCAGCAAAGCCGCCAATGATTGCAAGGATAGATACTGTAAATGCTGCCCAGTCCATAGCCGACATCAGACTACCGTTCTCATAGTAATGGTAATAACTCCACCGAAGTTCTCATAGTTTCCAGATGGAGGAGTCATTCTAGTAAAGGCAATCTCTTCGATAACAGCATCGAAGTTTTCACCGGATGTAAAGTCTTGAACAAGAACAGTTGCACCGTCTGATTCAATGGTCTCTAAAGCTGATAGGCGAAACTTAGATCCGCCTAGTGTTCCGTAACGAGTGTTACGGCGGTCTGATTCAAAGTCATAACACATCAATGGGAGCTGGATAAGGCGTGATCGAGTAGGGCTAGGGATAGCCTTGATCGCATAACCATTCATAATGGCACCCTTGGTTGAATCATCTGCGTTTCGATACAAAGTAAAGGCTAACTGACCATTGACTTGAGTCGATGGGTAGGCAGCAGATAGATCGAAGTCTGTATTGTATGCATTGTTTGTAGTCAAAGTTGTAATCTGAGTACGGCCTTCATTGGCATCTGCATAGATTTCAATGTTTCCGTTAAGTGTTCCTGTCTCGACACGAACACGCTTCCATGATTTCTTCTCTAGAGTTCCCCAGTTAACGATTGCTGTCTGTATCGTTCCTTCAGATACAAGGTTAGTTGCGTGTTGTAACCATGTTCCGCTTGCATTTACTGAAAAGAATAACTGTGCTGAGGTTGGAAAGAATCCCAAGGCATCTACTGATCCAGTAGTTCCAGTAGCAACGATGTCTGTTGCATAAGGATAGGTTCCATCATCGAGTAATTGACCAAGATAGATGCGATAGATACCAGAGGCACCACCGATACCAGCCTTGACACCTGCATAGATGTAAGAGTCTCTAGCTGCAAATCCAAGGATTGGATTAGTTGTATTAAAAATCAATGGGCCATAGACGATAGTTGCATCGTCAGCAATGGCTGCAATACGGACACCACGAGAGGTTCCAATAGCAAGATAGGTTCCAAGGTATCCAAAGAGTGATCGAACTGTCTCGCCTCGAGGGATGTCTGCTACTGATACGGCAGCACCCAAGGCACCAGTTGAATCTGGGGCAATCTTAAAGATTGCAGACTTGTCTCCGGCATAACCGGCCACATAAATTGCACCACGACCTTCAGCAATATCAGACCAGATCCAACCAACAGGAACTGTAGTTGTGTTGGCTACTGATGTAATAGTAGAAAGGTTTGTTGTTGAACCATGTGATGCAAATGGTAGTTCGTATACTGCCGCTACTGGTGTTGTGCCAGTTACATAACTGACACCAGCCATGATGCGGTTCTTTACATACTGTAAGACAACGCTTGTAGCGTTGGCAGTATTGATTTGATAGTGAGTATGAAGTGTTGGGCTTGCAGCAGTTAGATCGTAATCATAGATGTATGTAGCGGTGGCAAGATAGAGCGTTGTTCCATCTGTCTCTGCCGCTAGAATCTCAGTAGATAAATCAGATCCAAGGATGAGTGATGTAGCTGTGCCATCTGCTGTAACTCTGGCAACACGAACATTAGTTGAACCTGCTGCTGCACAGTCAATGTGCAATACATAATCAACGCCAGCAATAGTGGCAGGTAAAGAGATTACTCTTCCAGATGAACTGGTTGCTGGTGGATAAACCTTAGTCGTATCTTTAAGTAAAGAGATCTGGCCCGGAGTCCATGGGTCAATGCCCTGTCCTGTGTAATAGCGGAAGCGTAGTTGTTCTGCGTTACCTTCTAGTGCTTCCTGAAACTGAACACCTTCGCCAAGGTGGAATGATGTCTGTGATCGAACCCAAAGACCTGAGTCAAGAGTCTGCTCACCCGGTTCACGAGCTTGGTCAACACGCTCATACTTCCATCGAGCAGTAGATCTACGATAAGGAGTTGTGTCATTGACATTGAGTAAGAATGGCAGACCACCAATAGCAACATCAAAGGCATAAGTGTTTGGATCGTAGTATTGAGAGCTTCGACCTGTGAGGTCGAGGATAACGGACTCTGAAATATCCGGGGCTTTAGACTGCTTTAATACCACGCTGTCTCCTTATGGGGAATTATGAAAGTTCTTACTTATGACATTGGGCGAGGACACTTTCTAAACTGCCCCTGTTTCAAACTATTTAGGGTTGTTCAATCCAAGATGTTGTTGCTTCATCCCATGTGTAATGCTTGTCGTCAGTAGGCATTGGGGTAGGAGGTTCCCATAGATATGTGTTTGAGTTCTTTGTCCAAGAAGAATATGGCTGTGGTGCATAGAATCCAATACCATCAAAGTGGTATCCAACACCAGCATAGTTCTTATGAATAGGGAACTTTCCGCTTGAGTGAACTCCACCAAATGTATTATAGGAAGTTTGAACCCACTCGCCACCTAGATTTTTTTCACACCAATCCGGCCCATCGGCAACAATTACTTGTGTAACGATTCCATTTTCTACTTTTGCATAGTGACCCATTTATTTATCCTTATCTTCTCCGTAAAGAGTTGCTGTGTTTAACAACTTAACTTCACGCTTGGTTACAATTCCGCCTTTTTCATCAAGCTGAGATTTAGCAATAGCTTCATCATCAGCAATAATATGAACTAACATTGTTACTTCATAGCTAAAGCATTGCGTTGGCTTGGTTTCTTTGATCTTAGTTACTGTCATTTGATCTCCTTGGTTAGATTGCATAACGAATAATAACTATACCTGAACCACCAGAACCACCGACATTGGAATCACGACCAGCAGATCCACCACCACCGCCTGTTGCAGTTACTCCGTTTCCGCCATTTCTAGGGTCTGAGAAACCTGCACCACCACCACCAGCACCGCCAGTAGAGTTTGGGTATCCAGCTTCTCGCCCACCGCCGCCACCGCCTCCAGCATAATATCCGCTTATACCAGTTCCGGTAGCAGAAGCCCATGATGAATATGCGTTAGAACCAGCTCCACCATTACCGGGGGTGTTACCGCTAGTTGCTCCACCTGTTGCACCAGCTCCACCACCACCACCACCGGGGTAGTTTGGTGCTACTGCTGTTGATCCACCGCCATCGTTTCCTTGACCAGGCGTACCAAGTCCAACGCCTTGATTCTGTGGAGATGAACCACCAGAACCACCATTAGTTCCAGAAGCACCGTGGGCTCCTGCACCACCACCGATTGCAGTTGTAGCACCGGGGAATGATGAATTTCCACCATTTGCACCCGGATTTGGAGCCCAAATAATACCTGCTCCACCATTGCCAACTGTTGCTGTGTAGCCAGTACCGCTTGATAAAGATATACCGTTTGTAACAATTAGTCCACCTGCACCTCCACCTCCACCACCACCACCTGCTCCACCACCACCTGCAATTAGTAGTGCAGAAACAGTCAATGATTGAGAAGGTGTAAATGTTCCAGAAGAGAAGAATGAGTGATACCAATAAGTTCCATCATTGGTAATAGTTCCACCAGTTGCTTTAGCAGTAGTGTATGGGTATGTGCTTAAAGTTTCTGATTGAGTAAAAGTATGAATAGTGTATCCACCTGATGAGGTAACAGTACCGCCAGTTGCTTGTTGAGATCCTGTATAACGAACTATGACAATTCCTGATCCACCTGATTTACCTCGAACATTTGTTCCGATTTGAGCAGAACCGCCACCACCGCCACCAGTATTAGCAGTACCATCTGTTCCAAGTGGTTGACCTCCATTACCTCCACCACCTGCACCGCTTCCTTGTGTGCCACCTGTGTAAGAACCACCACCACCACCACCTGCGTATGTTACTGAAGAGCCACTATAAGAGTTTGCTGTACCAGCACCACCATTACCACCGCTACCAGAAGTACCTGCTGCACCAGCACCAGAAGATCCGCCTCCGCCACCACCGCTATAACCAGATGTTTGAAAACCAGCTCCGCCATCGTTTCCTTGACCAGAAGTACCAGTTCCGGCATTAAAACCAGCAGTTGCACCAGCACCACCGCCACCAGAACCACCGTTTCCAGCATCGTTGCCACTTTCGTTACCGCCACCACCACCACCACTAGAGGTAATAGTTGTAATGCCTGTACCTGAAAATACTGAGTTTCCACCTGAAGGAGTAGTTTGTCCTACTGAACCGCCAAAGTTACCAGCTCCGCCAGCACCAATGGTTACTGTGTAGATTTGTGATGTAGTTAAGGCAAGGCTAGTGCTAGTTTTGAAACCACCTGCACCTCCACCTCCACCACCTCTTCCTTGTCCAGTACCACCTCCGCCGCCACCGGCAACTACAAGGGCATCAACAATGCCATTCCAAGCACCACCGAAAGTTCTCATACCGCCCAAGCCTCTGGCTGAGCCTCCTGCTAATGTACTGATAAGTGGCATTTTTGAATCTCCTTATTAGGCAAACTTGGTTTGTGTCTCAAGAACTGTAAATGTAGCTGATGCTGTTTTAATAATAGTAAATGAATATGCATCAATAGATGATGCGTTGCCAGCACTAATTGTAGCTGGAACCTTTGGAGTTACAGTAGATCCATCAATCTGGATTGTGCTTGGATAGTATGCAGTAGTTCCATTGGTATTTAACCAGACTACAGTAATAGCATCACCAACCGCTAAATTGTTATTCAAAGATGATGAGCTGCTGTATCGAATGTTAAGCGTATGGTTGGCTGTTGCATTGGATGTGTAGTACCAGATAGATGCAGTTGAAACATCGATGTTAATTGTTCCAGTTGCAGCAGAAGCTACGACATTAACATCTTCTTCTAGACCTCGAACTACTGAGTCTTCTAATGTTCCAGCCTTTGCACGAGCTAGAGGGAATCCACCTGCTGTGGATCCATCATGGACTACTACTGTGTCCTTATCAGTATCTACTGTCAATTCGCCCAGTAGTCCTGTAAAGGATGCGTGTTGTGCCGTAGTTCCTCTACGGCGTTGGAATGCGAATGGCATTAGATCGTTCCCCAATCTGCTAAGGATGCCCAAGAAGCGGCTGTTCCGTTTGTTGTTAAGAAATATCCTGAATTCCCTGTTTGAGAAGGAATATAGGAAGCTGCTGTGGTTGCACTATTAGCCGCCGAGGTGGCTGAAGTGGCCGCAGAAGATGCTGATGTTGCTGCACTAGATGCTGAAGTGCTTGCACTAGATGCTGATGTCGCTGCTGATGTAGCCGATGTTGAGGCTGAACTAGCAGAGGTTGCTGCACTTGTTGCAGAAGTTGCTGCTGATGCAGCGACAGTAGAGATGTTGATATAGGTAGTCGATGTTGTGTCAGGATCTACAATAGTTCCCATATCACGGACAAGACCTGCACCTGTAACATCTACTAAAGATGAAAAACTAGATGCTGCTGAACTTGCTGAGGTGGCAGCGGATGAAGCACTTGTTGCTGCTGAAGTAGCAGATGTTGCAGCCGATGTTGCTGATGTTAAAGCAGAGCTTGCTGAAGTGGATGCACTAGAGGCTGAGGTTGCCGCTGACGAAGCAGAGGTAGCCGCAGATGTAGTAGATCCAAAGAGTGTGTCAATATAAGACTTGTTGGTTGCATCGGTAGATGCAGTAGGTGTAGCAAGATCTGTAATCTTGTTATTACCCATCGATAAAGCACCGGTCATGCTGTCGCCAGCCTTTGATACCTTAGTAGCAATACTGTTAGTAACAGTAGTTGAGAAGCTTGCATCGTCATTGATAGCCGCTGCTAGTTCGTTAAGAGTATCTAATGCACCGGGTGCTGCATCTACAAGGTTTGATACCTGAGTATCTACATAAGCCTTAGTAGCAGCATCTGTATTAGCAGATGGAGTTCCAAGACCTGTAATCTTGTAAGTTCCGGCAGCAAGATCAGAACCCAAGGTTCCGCTTGTAATTATCTTAGATGTAAGAGTTGATGCAACCCCATCAAGGGTTACTGTGCCGGTTGCGTTAGGAAGAGTGATTGTTCGATCTGCTGTTGGATCAGTAGCAAGAATTCTTGTTTCATAAGCATCAGCAGTTGCACCTTCAAAGTAGATGCCGTCACCATTGATAGTTGGTGATGTTAAAGTCTTATTGGTAAGAACCTGTGTATCTGTATCACCAACCACATTGCCGGTTATACCGTGGACACCTGCTGTTGTAGGAACGGCAGCAGATCCAATGTGAGCAGAGAACTCGTTGAAGTCTTGACCTGAAACCACATGGCGAACCGTAGCTCCAGCGGAGTGAGCCACATTAGATGTGCTGTCTTCTCCACGAGTTACAGTAAGGGTGGTTCCACCACCTGATGCAGTTACCTTAACAAGTTCTTCTTTGTTGGTATCTGGATCGATAACCAAGGTGTAAGGGTAGTTGCTTGGGAAACCTGTTACTAGGTCAAGCGTGATTGATAGAACAGTACTATCGATACCGGTTGATAGCGATGCCTGTTTTGCTGTTGAGGCGTAGTATCTTTTCTGGGCCATTAGTTACCTCGTATAGTGGAGTCGGGGTGGATAAAGATCTCGAAGACCAGCAGCTTCTTGCTGTAGTCGTTGCTGGTATAGACCAAGGTAGAATCTTGCAACAGAAGTTCCAGATCCGATTGGCTTGGATTGATCCATCATGTCTGCTTCTACTGACTGGCTTGGGATTCGTGCAGCATCTGAACCAACGATAAGTCGAGCAATAGTTCCGTAAACAATTACATCGATAGTAGATGAAGGAAGACCAGTTACTGTCTCATAGATGTCATCTTCAGATGACAGGACAGTTGGAGCCTTTGCATAAATAACCTGAACGGTTCTGCCCGGATCAATCATGTCGAAGATATTGATGGTCTTGCCATTGGCAAATTGTGTGGTGTTGGCAGTCTTGTCTGTGTCATACCTACGGACATTGAGCCATTCCTTGGTCGAGCCAATGGTCTGCCACTTAACATTGAGGACATAGTCGGCAGTAGCCGGAAGTGAGTAGGCAGTAACGGCTGAGTTAAAGCTAAATGTGTGTGTGCCTACTCCAAAGAGTTCTGGGTAGACAGCCTGAATTGTGTCATTTATAGCCTGCTTGACCATGAAGCGTGGGTATTGAGGTGCAATTACCACCTTGGTCTGATTGGCCGCCGTAGAGGCTGTGGTGCCTCTAAAACCCCTACCCCAAGGAGCAAGGTAAACCTGCTTGGTTAGGTTATCTGTACGATCTACATACATCAGTTCAGAGCCAACCTCGATGATGCCTCGACCCATCTGTGCTGTCTCATTTACAATGAAGTCAGTAGCAGTAGTTGTGGCGATTCCACCTGATTGGTTAATCCAAGTAGCAGTTTCTTGCTGGGCCCCATAACTCTGGATCTGGCCAAGCACTCGTTCTACGAGTCCATTAAATGTTGTTGTCATGAAGACCTTGCTCTCAAGGCTGCGGCAGCAGCCAAATCAGTAGTTCCGCCAAGTTGATTACAGACCCCACGAAGATCTTTCCAGTTAGGTCTAGTGTTTCCGGCTTTAGTATTTAAGGCACCAACAACGCTAAGTCCTGTAGTTCCAGCCCAAGTGTTTGCAGCCTTAGCTGCACCCACATATGACTGAATAGCAGGATAGGTGCCACCATTAGCGAGGCGATTAAGTTCTGCGTGGAGTGTGCTTCCGTTGGTGCCTGTAGCCATTACTTACCCTTCTTCTTCATTACTGCTGCATTGTCTACAAGGTTTGGATACTTGCGACCAGCAGCTTTTGCACGAGCCTTGGCTTGTGTCTTCTGTGCAGGTGTTAGTTTCTTAGACTTCTTCTTTGGGTTCTCTGTATCCCAGAATGCTTTCTTCTTCACCATTTCACCTTATCTGCCCAATAGGCCGCTGACATTTTGCCCTTAGCAATGTTCTTAGCATGACGAGCCTTGAATGATGCTTGTCTTGCTGTTGGCTTCTTATCGCCAGATACGCCCTGTTGTCCAAATCGAATTGTCTTCACCTTGTCGCCAACTTTGGCAACAACTACATGAGACTTCGTTGGATGGCTAGGAGTTTTCTTTGGCTTATTGAAACCAGAGACTCCTGCTGCCTTAAGCCGGGAATCTTTTTTCTGAGGCATTTACTTCTTCTTGCCCATTTTCTTCATAGACTTCATGCCCTTTTTCATTTCCATTTTCTTTTCAGACTTAGATTCCATCTTTTCGCCTGCTTTGTAAGCAGCCTTCTTCGCTGCTGCCTTACCCTTGGCTGTGTATGGAAACTTCTTATCTCCGACTTTTGGCATTTGCTTCTCCCTTTGAGTGATGACTTTGACTTTCCCACCGCTGTTTATGTCAAACGAGATGGAAATCTCTATTGCCTTACGAGCTTCATTAGCTGCTGTTCTTGTATTCGTTGGAGATAGTGTGGCTCTGGCTAATGCACCAAGTGCATATGAACTACCAGATCCAACTCCATAAATACCACGATCATCTCTTACCCAAGAAAAGTCATTATCAATTTGATAAATCTTTCCTCGAAGGCAGATCAATGCATCGAAACCTGAACCATCTTTTGGATCATTGTCAGCAGTCTTAGGCGATGGGTCATAGCCATAATCTGCATACGCTTGCTTAAGTGATGGCAATAAATCTGTCATCATAAATTTATCTAGGTTCACACCTCGTGGAATTTTAGGAGCATTCCAACTGTGTAGGGCTATATCCCCGGCGATTGCATCGCCAGCAAAGGCAATTACATACTCACCTTTTTCAACTACCTTATCCATACCGGTAGCAATGAACTTCTGATCTGCACCCACTATCAGGGATTCGGCTGCTATCAATCCCCAGCCCTTGCCTTGAATCCCGATTATGGTTGTCATACTCAGTCCTTAAATGAGTTATTGGTTGAGTCGAATGCCTTACCGGCTATGTTGCTTAGTTCGACTGCACCACGAATATCTTTCATGTTTGTTGTCGCTGGTTCAATACCTTGATCGATTGCAGACTTGTATGCGTTTAGTTCTGCATCCCACTTCTTCTGAGACATTAGGCGAGAACTATTTGCATCACCTGTATTGACCTGTAGACCTGACTGCTTTAGGCAGTCACCCCAGTTTGCATGATCCTGAGTAGGGCATCCAGTTCTGCATCCCATTAAACTATCTCCACTAAAAATCCGTTATGGGCTATGTTGGAATCAGAATCGGCTTGAGCCTGAGTTCTGATTGGAAAGCCTTGTGCTACAAGAATATCCTTTGTTGCTTCGTTTACTATGTGACCTCGCCCACCGAGGAAGACATAATCATAATCTCTTAGTTCATCTTCAGTAACTGCTCGAGATAAAGACAGTTCACCATCGTTGATAAGCACGGCTACCCCTCGCTGGGATACAACTCTACGCCACCACTTATCAGCTAATGGATAGCCTTCCATTACCTGCGGTGGGTAAAATGTGTATGTTGCCATGATTCTCCTTGTTAATAGAGAGGGAGGCAGGTTGCCCTGCCCCCCTCAACTAATGCTCTACTAGAGAGCAGATCCGCCTGTTTCCAAACGAACAACTGCTGCATCACGGAAGATGCCCCAGCCGCCGAAGTACTTCCAGCCAAGTGCTGACTTACGGCGAAGGATGTCGATCTGAGGTGCTACGACTGTTTGCACATCGTAAACATTAGCCTCAAGAAGAGCTTCCTTACCGACTGCAACTGCTGAGTAAACAGTAGCTGAAGATGCACCTGATGTTGTTGAAGGTACACGAGATGTCTGAACAACTTGGAAGCCTTCAAGAACACCAATGGTGCCTGTCAATAGGTTTCCAACATTCTCAGTTGTGTACTTGTGGATGTCCACGAATCCGCCTGAACCAGTCTCGGCACGAAGGTCGAAAGCTTGGCGTGGGTGGATGAACAATGTGTAAAGGTCACCAACACGAGGTTGAGCATTTGACTCAAGAAGTGTTGTCTGTGCCTTACGAAGCATTGTTGTTGAAAGAACATCTGTAGCTGTAAGAGTAGCTGTTGATGTACGGCTTCCACCGTACTTAACTACTGATCCAGATGTTAGTGCTGTAGCAACAAGCTGATCCAAAGTATCAGCAGCGTTGTAAGCGATTGCATCACCGATCATAGTGTCGATAGAAGAGAATGAGGCCATGTTGACCTTCTCTGTCTGCTCAACAGCATTACCGTATTCAGTAACAGTAACTGTTACCTGTGATGGGTTTGCCAATGCAAGAGGTGTCACATCGGATGTTTCTGTTAATGCTGTGGTTGCTGCTGCCAAGTTTGAGTAAACTGCAAACTTGAGAGTAGTTCCCGGGTTGGTGAGTGCTACTGGTCGTAGGTCTGCGACTGAACGCATGACAGGAAGTGAGCGGAGTGCAGCTCTTACATATGTGTCATATGCATTGACTACGAGGTTGCCTACACCAGAGATTTGAGTGGTTGCCATTTACGGCACCGCCTTTCTGGGTTAGTACCCAGCTTTACCAAGATCTGCAAATAATTGCTTTAATGCATCAGGCCCCTTTGCGGAAGCCTCATCCATCTGGGCTTGAATCATCTGTTCACGATCAGCACTAATGCCGCTGTCTACAGTTGATTGAGCCTTTTTGTAACTGTCTACAAAACCCTCTGGTATTGCTGAGTTTGTTTGGTTGGTTGGTGACACACCGAATACATCTCCGTATTCTGTGAGCCATGACGACAACGATTCCTCCGTGAGGTCGATGTCCTGTGGAATGAAAGCCGAAATCTTCGGATTCACTCCTCGAGCTGTAAGGACTTCTGAGATAGTTCTCTCTCGTTTTTCTTTACGCAAATTGGAAAGCTCTTCCTGAATTTCCTTCAGTTGCTTTTCTTTTGCCTTATTGGCCTTGCGTAGTTGTCCGAGAACATCGTTCGAATCAAGTTCGAAGTCATCCTCTTCCAGTTCGTAATTGGACATTTGTCCTACTCCCTTTTCATGTTAGTCGCTGGCCACAATGCAATCGGGGAAATGCATTGGCTCCAACTTCCGGGTTTATACTCATCTCAAGTTCCGGCATTTCTAGAGATGGAGTGGGTGTCCGGGTCTCGAACCCGGATGATTGCCAATCACCCTGTTACTTAAACTGTTCTAGTTCTTAGTGCCTTAGATCCAAGACCGCTTGTGCCACCGAATGCTGCTTGGCCAGTTGCCTTGATTCGTGCTGCTTGTGCCTGTGCTTGGACATCTCCACCGAACTCGGCAGCGATTGCTTCCTTGGCTCCGAAGTTCTCACCATAGATAGCGGCAAGGTTTCCAGTTGTCTGAAGTTCTTGCTGAACCTGTGAATACTTCTGGCGTTGTGATCCATAGCCAAGAGATCCTGCACCATAGGCCTGAGCCATCTGTGCTTGCTCTGCTGTTAGACCTTCGATAAGAGCTGCTGCTGTATTCATGTTCTTGCCAGCAATCTGCTCAAGGATTCCCTGACCCTTTGTTGGGTCAATCATGTATGCAGTAAGGGCTTCGTCACCAATACCGTATAGATCCTTAAGTTGCTTACGAACATTGGAATCTGTGCCTGTAGTTACAAAGTCACGATATGCCTGAATGATGTTTGCAACATCGACATTGGTGAGGTTGTTCTTTAGGAATGATTGAAAGTCTGTAGTCTGATCGTAGAAGCCTGTTGGCATATTGTATGAAGTCAATACCTTCTGGTATTCATCTTCCATTCCAACGATTGTCTTCTCATCTAGTGCCTTGTAGCCTGAAGCCAAACGAGCTTCGTTGACCTTACCAAAGCGTTCGTAGTAAGACTTAGTGTTAATCAACTGAAGGTAGAAACCTTCTGAAGTTGTAGGGATTTCATCAAATGCTTTGCCAAAACGATCTGTGCCTTTGCCAGCAAAGATTGCTGCAATGTCATCGCCAACCTCTTTGATACCCATCTGGGTAAAGCGTTCTTTGATAACATCGAATGCTGACTTACGCTGGGCTGCTACCTGTTCTGCCTTAGCAGTCTCAAGTTGCTTCTGTTGTGCAGCAAGCATCTTTTGGAATTCTGCATTCTGTGCTGCAATAGCCTTCTGAATAGCAGCGTTTACATCATCGGCTGACATACCTGCTGCTTGTTCTGGAGCAGGAACTGTGTCCTTGGTTCCATCATCATATTCAGTAATCTGAACACGAGCTGCACCGGATCCTGAGTAATAGGTACGAACTACCTTCTTACCAGTTGCAGTCTTTGTTCCAATAATCTTTACAGATCCATCGCTGTATGTAACAGTAAAGGTTCCGTCTTTGTTATCTACTCGAGAAACTTCAGTTACTCCAGCAGGAGGAGTATCTATTCCTGTTGTGTCGCTAGATGCTGCACCGGTATTACCCATGCCAAGAATCTGCTTATCAGCATCACTTAATGTTTGACCAGATGTAAGTCTTTGGAGTGCTTGTGCTGCTTCATTTATTGGAACACTTGCTGTTCCTACATTTGTTCCTGCACCTGCGGCAGGGCCTGATGTTGCGGCAGCATAAGGATTGGTTGCTTGCTGAGGAGCTGTAATCTTTACGGTTGTTCCGCTAAAAAGAACTGTTTGTCCTGCTGCTTGTCGAGCTGCAAGTGTCGGGTTATCAGCAAGGATTTGGGCAACAGTAGTGCCTTGGGCTTTCGCAATACCAGAAAGCGTATCTCCGGATTTAGCCTTTACTTTTTCTGCCATTATGGAATCACTCCGAATCTCGAACCGACATCAAGTAAGATGCTGTCAGCCTTAGCTCTTGCGTTGGCTGTGTATTGCCAACGGCTGTCTTTGTATAGGTCTTGCTCGAACTGCCACAATGGAGTAACTGTTGACGATGTCTTGTCTCCGACAGTTGTTGTTGAACCAATCATTGCTTTACGAACCGTTGCATCCTCTAGATCTAGTGAACCTTCTGGCACCTCAAGGATACGAGAAATTGCACCGATGTAAGGGCTTGCAATAGATAGTGGGGATTCTCCATTGAGGATACGATCACGGAACGCTGGGAAGAGTTTGACTGCTTCTTGACGAAGGTTCTCATCGATCTGTTCGTTGGATGTATCACCAAGGAAAACATTCTTAGCAAGGTTATCTGCTGCTGATGCAGTAAGTGCTAACCCAAACTGACGATACTTAGTAGTAACCATAATCTTGTTAGCGTTAATCTGTTGCTGGACTTTAGGCTGAGATAGATACTGGTCAGTCCGGCGAAGCTTCTTCTCGAAGTCGCTGATGTTTGCTGAACTGATAAGAAGTGTCTGGAATTGCTTATCATCTATCTTGAAAGCAGATGATGCTATCTCTAGGTTCTTACGATAGATCTCAATGTAGTCAGCAGTAGCCTGAGCAAAGGTGTTTCCTGCACGGATAGAAGTAGCAATATCTGGCTTGACTGTATCCAACTGGAACTGAGCAATAGTCTTTAGACCAATGTCATACTTGATCTCATCTATGCTCTTTACCTTGGCTAGGTATTGATCTCGATAAGTATCTTTAGTTGCCTGATCTAACTTGATACCGTTGGCTAGTTCTGCTGCACCAATAAGGGCATAAGTTCTTTGATTGACATCTTTAGCCCAAGCAGTTCCTGAAAGGTATGCTTCGACATTGGCAGCAGACTCATTGAGTCGTGCCATGCTTTCGAGTTTCTTGTAGATGTCTGGGTAGTTGGCCTTGAAGTAATCAATAAGATACTTGCTGCCATACTCACCAAGCTTTGCTTGCTGTTCTGGTGTCAATGCATTTGGATCGACAAGGATTCCGCCTTGATAAGTTTTACCATTAGCAGTTCCTGTAAAAGGTTTTCCATTTTTTGTGTATGGTTTTGCTGTAGTTCCCATACCGGCGTATTTATCTCCGCCACCTGTGTTGCCTCCGGTGTTACCGCCAGTATTACCGCCTGTGTTTCCACCGGTATTGCCACCGGTTCCACCAGTATTTCCTCCAGTTGCACCTGCTTGCTGTGCAGCAGTTTGTCCAGTACCTACTTTGCCTGTTGCTTGGTTTGGATTAGGATAGTTTGGAAGATTGTCTGAAATATTTGGAATGCCATCGCCATCGGAATCTTCTGAAGAAGATACAACTGTTGCACCACTCTTAGTGGTTAACTTGCCAGATGTATCTACTTGATACTTTCCAGCAGCAAGATCCTTGGATTCTTGATAAGCCTTTGTCTGTGCATCTAGTGTTCCCTGATAACGCTTGGCGTAATACTGCAAGTCACGAACATCTGCTGTAGATAATTCTTGAGTTTCTTGCTTACGAAGAAGCTGCTTAATAACCTGAAGATCGCTATCGATTGATCCCTGAAGACCTTCTGCATACTTAACACGATTCTGTGCAGTAATCTTTACTCGAAGTTCTGCATCATTCTTGGTCTTGATTTCATTGGCTTTACGCTTTGCTTCTTCACGAGCCGCTTTAGCAGCGTTAGCGTTTGCTAATGCATCTGCTACAAGTTTGCCAATATCTGGGTTTTTATTTTCAGCCATTATCGGACACCTGCAATCTTCGCTATAACATCGCCGTATGAATTAAGAGTCTTGTTAACTGCTTCTGTCTCAAGCTCTGGGTTAGCCATAATTGCTTGTTCAACAACTTGACCTTTGCCTGCCATTGATAGGCCTCCAGTTGTTGTAGTTGAGTATTGACCCGGTGCTGTCTGTGTCTGTGTTGTGATTGAAGGGTTTGCCTTCTCAGCAGATGTAAGAGTTTGAAGCAACTGATTGTATTCAGCATCACGAGGATCACGACCAAGTTTTGCACGAAGTGCATTCTGCACGATTGCTTGTGCTTCTTCCTTGGTTGAGATACTTGAGACTCTTTGTGTGGTTGTCTTTGGTTCTCCACCACCTGATCCAATGGCCGCTAACTTCTCTTGCCATGTTCGACCACCATCAGCATTGGCTTCACCCAATAGTTTCTTAAATGCATCTGTATCAGCCTTGCCCCAATAGGCAGTCTGGAAATCAGACTTAGCAAGTTGGCCACCTTGAATCAAAAGAGCTTTAACTTGGTTCTGATCTGATAAAGATTTAATCTGTTCTCCAAGAATCTGGTAAACCTGAAGGTCTGAAACTTGATATAGGGCAGAATAAATCTTGCCAGTTACATCTGTTTTCTTACCAGTCTTTGGATCTGTAAAGACAACACCCGGGCGAAATACACCAGTTCCCTGTGCAGGGTATGAGTTGCCGCCACCTACAGAAGGGGCAGCGTAAGGATTAGTTCC